CGTATCAGAAACAACAACTTCCAAGAAGGTAGGATTGGCAATTGAACGAGTTTTGAAAACGGCAGTAGGAATTACGTTAGTTCTGCTCACCGCTACACCGTTATACGACAGATACGACGAAATCGTATACTACTTCAACCTCTTTCTGTGGAACGAAAAGAAACAATCTCCAAAGAAGAACTTGAAACCATCAGACTTTTTTACGGAAGCAGGAGAGTTCAAACCAGGACGAGAACAAGAGTTCCGCCGATTATGTCAAGATTACGTTTCATTCATCAAAGGAGAAAATCCATTCACGTTTCCTTTCCGATTACCTCCACCTGATGATTTGACGGCGGAAATAGATAGAGAAATAGATGTGGACGGAAAGAAAATTACAAATCCTAGAAAATACTTGAAACTCACAAAATCGTATGTCCATCCAATCCAAGAAAAGGCACTCAAGAAACTCACATCAAGTTCGACATTAAGAACTGAAGAATTACCAATCATTTGCGTCTTTCCCGAAAACCGAACCTTCAGAGAAACGTTTGAGAAATCAGGAGAAGAAATGGCATACAAAGACGGAGTTCCTTCGTTTTTGGCACCATCAACTGTAGCATCTTATAGTTCCAAGTTCTCATTGATCATGCGTATCTTGAACGAATCCAAAGGAGTAGTGTTTGTGTATTCCAACTTGGTAGCATCCGGGGCACAATTATTTGCGATGTGTTTGGAAGAGCACGGATACGAATCGGCATTGGGAAACAGATTACTGAAGAAAACAGCAGAAGAAGTTACCCGTGGATCAAAAGGAAGATACGTTTTATTTACTTCTGACACAAGTCAGTCGGATATTGACAGATCACTGGACAGATTAAAGGCACCAGGAAACGTAGATGGATCAGATATTCGAATCATAGTTTCATCTCCAAAAGTATCTGAAGGTGTAGATTTCAAGTTCGTGAGACAGATCCATGTGCTAGATCCATGGTATAACATGGCACGAATAGAACAAGTTTTAGGCAGAGGTATGCGAACATGCTCACATTCATTACTTCCATTTGAAGACCAGAACTGTACAGTGTATTTACATGTCTGTAGATACGCAAAAGGAAAACAAGAAACGTTTGATGAGTATGTTTACAGAGAATTCGTGGAACGCAAGGCAATCAGTATTTCAAAAGTGAAACAGACAATCATGGAATCAGCAATGGATTGTGAATTACAAAATACAATTAACAGTTTACCTGAAGACTGGAGAAACCAAACAGTTCCACAAAAAAGAGTTCAAGATGGTCAAACTCTAAAACTTTCATTACAAGATATGTTTGCGCCAACATTTTCCCAAAAAGTAGGAGCGATAGTCTGTAAGTTGGAAGAAACCGAAGAAGATACGACACACGTAAGACCTTTGTCTGCTATTTTAGATGTGCGTGATGAAGTCTTTGATAAACTCATAAAACTGTTCTCAAAAAAACCAGTTTGGAGCAGAAAGGATTTAGTGAAACAACCTGAACTGAAAGGATACAGTCCAGACGTAGTTCTCTACTTGATTCAGAACGCAATTGAAACTCCTTTGAAATTGAAAGATGGATATTTGGAAAGCAAGGGAGATTTCATAGCATATGCTACAGGCACAAACCAAACCATGTTGGAACGTATTTTGAAACTACAGGAACCAGAAGATGTGGAAATATCATCATTTAACTTCGGAGAAGAAGAAGAGGAAGTAGAAGTCCCAATACTTGACACTAAACGTGGAGAACTACCTGACTATATAAAGAGCGCATTCACCCAAGATATCCAATATTGGTATATTGTAGATGCCATTTTGAAACCGGCAGAGAAGATCGCATACTTGCTCACAACAGATTGGAGTCAACCATTTTCTGCTCCTTTGAAAGCAGGAGATGTATACGTATTAGGATTACGTAGAGTATATGACGAAAACTTGAAACCAATAACACCAATTGGAGAACAACTTGATATGTATAACGAATGGAAACACAACTTAGAAGAAAAGTTTGTTAAACGCAAGACAGATATATTTGCGTCAATGAAAGAAGACAAACTCATTTTTAATTTGAACCCAAAGGCAGACGAAGTGGAAGTAGTAGGACGAAGCAAGACAATTGGAGGACAAGCATGCACATCCTTCAAAGAAGAAACATTAAACAATTTTGCAATATGGTTGAGCGGTGAAGGATTCCCTCCAGAGGCAACAGGCAAGAAAGACAGATGTTTATGGTTGAATTTCTTGGTGAGACAAGCAATTAAAACGGGAAAGCAGGGAATATACTGGATTACGCCTGAAGAGTTTTCAGTGCTCAACGAAAAAGGAAACAAGGAATTAAGAGAAAAATTAAGGTGAAAAACCGATTCTAATTATCCAAGAAGATAAATAACAAAATGGACCCATTGTTTGAACGTCGCGAAATGACCAAGAAGGTCCACATTGATTCAAAGTTTCTCCAAAAAAACATGCAAGCATCGATCTTAGCGCAACTCAAAATGAACTACGAAGGTATGTGTTCAGCAGAAGGATTCATTGAACGAAACAGTATAACGTTGATCGGATACTCTTTGGGACGAACCAACTATATCAAAGGAGGCACAGATTATGACGTCACATTCCAAGCAGATATATGTTATCCTCACCCTGGACAACATTTGAAGGCACGTGTGACGGTCAGAAGCAAGGTCGGTATTCACGCAGAAACCCCACCCATCAAAGTCTTGATTCCACGAGATTTATACATCGGAAACGAACAGTATGCCTCGGTCAAGGAAGGAGACGATATAGAATTCGAAGTCGTGGGCAGTCAATTCAAACAAAAAGATACAGAAATCATTGTGGTAGGTAAATTGATTGGAGCGGTCTTAGAAGAACCAAAGGAAGAACCAAAGGAAGAAAAACTTGAAATTCCAGCAGCTCCGGAAGCAGAAGGAGAAAAGAAGGTGGTCGTGATGACGTCATCAGAACCCGAAAAGAAGAAACGTAAATTGAAGAAGGGAGCAGGAGAAGAACAAGAAGTTACATTCGCAACACTCCCTCCTCCACCAGAATAACTTAAACACGAACTACATAAAAACAGAAATGAACACATTCCCACGAACAACAAAGGAATTGATGAAAGAGCAGTTAGATAAACTAGAAACAAACGAACACAAACAGATTTTTGACATAATCAAAAAGCATACTGAACAATATACCAAGACCCAAACAGGTATATTGGTATCTACAAACGTTTTGGATGATAAATGCTTGAACGAAATTCAAACATACATCAATTTTTGCCTTGATCAGCGCAAGAGAATGGACGAAGATATGAAAACACGTAAGACATATGAACGTATGATGGTAGAGTAAAAATGGACTGGTTTTAATCAGGATAAAATATAATAGAGAATGGAGATAATCACGCAAGAAGTGATTAATTCTATTGGTGTGTTAATAACCACCGCAAAAAAAGATCCAAAAGCAGAACTGGAATGCAAGGTTCTGTGTGACAAAATTCAAACGAAAGATGTCGCAGACCGTTTGATGAAGACTATTGAAGGTCTTTCTGTAGGAACGGTCACAGAGACACATACCATGACGTTCTCATACCCTGATAGAATACGTGTGAATGTAATGGATACTGCGAATATCTTCAAACTTATTTCCACAAACTCATTTCGCGGAGTGCCTTTACGTGTAGAACGCAAGGAGTCATACTACAACGATCCAAGACGTGACGTATTGGATATCCCTGAAGCTTTGACTAAATTTACTTTGAAGTCAGAAACAGAACTACGTAACGATTGGGATGGTAATCCAAACGATCCAAAGGCGCATGTAAGACTTATTCATCGTCGCTCATTCGTGAGTTCAACGGAATTGTTCTGTATTGACTTCTCGATGGTCAAAACTAGACCGGCAAACACCAAAATGAGTTTAAAAACATTACTAAAACAACAACCAAAATACGAATTAGAAGTCGAATGTTTCAAGATGTCACCTGATATCGCAGTGGAAACAGTAGCAGAAGAATTGAAGAAGGCAATTATGTTGATTTTACAATCTTACTACCAAACTCCATTTGTGCTTCCATTATCTGATATCCAAAGATACGAAGAAGAATTCAAATTATCTAACAACGTCTTCTTCCATCCGGTTACCATGATGCGACGTCATATTTGTCAAGACATACCTCATAACATTTCAAAGGGGTATACTGTCACAGTAAAAGCAGACGGAGAACGAGCAGGATTATACGTCACAAGAGACCGTAAGTTACTCAAAGTAACCAAACGATCAGTGACTTGGACAGGTATTACTGCCTTGAACGACGCACATATAGGAGACTTTATGGACGGAGAATACATCTTGGAAAACAACTTGTTCTGTATATTTGACGCCTACCGATTCAGAAATCGCGATGTCCGAAGTTTACCTTTGATGAAGACTGATGAAGACCTAACGACAAACACAAGATTAGGAGTATCAAAAGCATTTGTAGAAGCACTTAAAACTGAATTTGTTACGGCTCCTTCATTGATTCCATTCAGAGTTGAAACCAAACTCTTCTTAGCAGGAGACGGTCCAAGTATGGAAGAAGCAATCAGAACTGCCTTGAATACAGACTACGAATACGAAACAGATGGTCTTATCTTTACACCAAAAGATACAGGAGTCGCACCAGCAGAAGACCGAAAGGGAAACACATGGAGACGAGTTTATAAATGGAAACCATCAGACCAAAACAGTATAGATTTCTTGGTTGTCTTAGACGAGAAGGAAGGTTATGATCCAGTCATGAACGTTCCGGCAAAGATGGGTCAATTATACGTTGGTAGAACTCCACAAGAAGACAATACAGTGTATCCTCGTGAAACTATGACAGGAGAATACGTTCCTCCTGAAGTTCATGAAAGCATTAAACGTTTGATGGAAACAAATACACGTATTCCATCTATCTTCCAACCTTCATTGCCACGTGATCCAGACGCATACAAGATATCGGTTCCAATGAACGATAAAGGTATTCCAGTAGATATCAATAACAACAAAGTAGAATCAAATACGATTATTGAATGCGTGTATGATACGGAAACAAAGCAATGGAAGGTATTGAGAACAAGACATGATAAGACACATGAATACAGAGTGTTACACCGAGCACAATACGGTAACGATATTTCTACGGCTGACGAAAACTGGACATCTATCCACGTTCCAGTAACGGAACAAATGCTTACATCATTCTTCACAAACCCAATTGAAGAAGGGTTCTTGTTGGAAGACGATTACTATCGTGATGACCTAAAACGATCAAGTAGAGTCTTTGAAGATGTGTATGAATTTCATAATCATATCAAAGCAGAATTGTATCGCAAGAACGTAGAGAAGGGAAACACGTTATTAGAATTGGCGATGGGTAGAGGAGGAGATATGCAGAAATGGAAGAAAACCGAACCTTCTAAAGTTGTAGGAATAGACATTTCATTGGCAAACATAACATCCCCAAAACAAGGTGCGGCAATTCGTTACTTAGCAATGAAATCAAAGAACCCACACAGTTTCATTCCTCCTGCGTTGTTCTTGGAAGGTAATATCACACACTTCCCTCTGTTTGAGCAAGAAGACAAGTATATGCCCATACTTATGGGAACCGAAACACCAGGAACAGAATACTTAGAACAATTCAAGGGATTACAAGAATTTGATGTAACAAGTTGTCAATTCGCAATTCATTACGCATGTGAAACTGAAGAAACGTTCCGTAACTTTGTGAAGAACGTTCATCAGTATTGTAAAGGCACATTCTTCGGAACGTGTTTGGACGGACAAGCAGTCTACTCAATGATGTTGGGAAAGAAGACACAATTGTTCGGAACAGAAAAGAAGGTAGCAGGAGAATACACGAAGTTATACGAAGACCGAGAAAGTTGGACAGAAGAGTTCGGTTTGGGAATCAAAGTGTTTCTTGAAAGTTTCAGTAAACCAGAAACCGAATACTTGGTTCCATTCGAGAAAGTAGTGGAAATATTCAGAGAATACAACTTCGTATTGGAAGAAACACATATGTTCTCAGACCTTTACCAACAACAAACCAATATTCGATTAACTGAAGAACAACAGAAGTATTCGTTCTTGAACCGCACATTCTCATTCAAGAGAGTAGCAAAAATAGAAGAACCAAAAGTCGAACCTGAACCTGAACCTACACCTACGGAAGTCAAAGTAGAAGAAGAAAAGACAAAGAAAAAACTCAAAAAAGAAAAGAAAGAACCTGAACTTGAACCTGTATTATTCAATGTCGGTGACGAAACTGGAGGTGAGTTCGCATGGTTAAGTAACGATTTCAAGAGATCAATAGACATTGACGGAACAACATACTTGAGTGTCACACACTTCGTAGCATCAATGCAAGCATTAGAAGCAAAGAACGATGACTTGAACGGAAAGATCATGGCGGCCAAAACTGCTAAAGCAGCAAAGGCGTATGTCAAGAAACTCAAGTTCAACGAAGAAGAATGGGACAAGAAGAAGGACAGTATAGTGGAAAAAGGAGTAAGAGCGAAATTTACTCAGCATCCAGAACTCCGTGCGAAGTTGCTGGAAACAGATAATAAACCTATTGGATTCGCAGACGCGAGAGATACATATTGGGGAATCGGTACAAGCATGGAAACGGACAAGGCAAAATCCCCGTCAAAATGGCGTGGTCAAAATAAATTAGGAAAAATATTAGAAACACTCCGTTCTATTCTGAAGGAGGAACAGGTGGCTCAGTAGGTGGTGGAGGTGGAACATAATCTAATTTAGATTGAGAAGTAGTCTTAAATTGTTTGAAAATAATACGACTATTATTGATTGGAGTTATTTGAACTGGAGCAAAAGGGTTACGAACACTTCCTTGTCTCTGAAGTTCTTTTATTAAGTTACTCTGCGGTACCGAAAAACTTGGTTGTCGCTGAGGAGCAGCAAGTATAACTCTAGGTTGGAATGCTATTTTTGTATCAATTTCAGTATCATCGCTAAATCTGACTGACTTGGTAGGTATAGGAACACGCAAAGGGTTCGTTTTATCTACGTTATCATCAGAGTTAATTGATGGTTTAGCAGATTCCAATGTGGCTTTCTTTTTGTTTTGAGTGTAAACGAAGAATCCACCGGCAATTGCAACAATACATACAACGCCACCAATAACTCCAAACGTAGAACCAATAATAGTTCCAGTAAGAGAAGGATCAGAATTGTTGTTGGATATGTAATTATTCACAATAGGAACAGTAGATCCAGAAACACTATGCGTTGCTCCAGTTTGAGTAGGGGTAATTGTTCCGGTTTGAGAAGAAGATGCGCCAGAACTTTTGGAGGCAGTAGCAGTCGGAGTATAAGTTCCTGTTCCGGATCCAGAATAAGAAATTGAACCTGTTCTGGTTATTGTGTTCGTATTTGTTGGAGTCAGAGTTCCTGTGGAGGTAGAACTTGATCCTGCGCTCCTTGTCAACGTAGAAGTTTGAGTATATGTATTTGTTGTTGTCCCTGTCACAGTTCTAGATATTGTATCTGTGGAAGAACCAGTAGTTGTAGAAGATGCTCCTGCTCTTGAACGTGTAGCAGTGCCTGTTCCAGTAGACGTTCCACTTACCGAAGCAGCAGCACGAGAACTAGTAGCAGTATCTGTAGAAGTTACAGAATTAGCGGCTCTTGACCGTGTAGAAGTGCCTGAAGCCGTTCCTGTTCCAGTATTAGTTCCAGTGTGAGTAACAGTGCCAGACGCAGTGTTTGTTGATGTTGGTAAGGCACGACTCCGCGTAGCAGTTCCTGTTCCTGTAGTTGTAGAACTTACAGAAGCCGCGGCTCTTGATCTTGTAGCCGTTCCGGTAGAAGTTCCTGTAGCAGTTGAAGTCCCAGAGGCGGCTGCTCTGGATCGAGTCGTTGTTCCAGTAAGAGTTCTAGATATAGTAGGACTACTGGTGCCAGTAGAAGTCCCAGTTGTGCTAGCTCCTGCTCTACTTCTTGTTGCTGTATTTGTGTCCGTAGGTGTTCCTGTTCCTGAAACCGAAGCCGCCGCTCTTGACCTTGTTGCTGTAAGACTCCCTGTTCCTGTAGATGTTCCACTTACAGAGGCAGCAGCACGACTTCTTGTAGCTGTTCCTGTTCCAGTAGCTGTTGGTGTTGGTAAAGCTCTTGATCTAGTAGCGGTATCTGTTGGTGTTATTGTAGAACTTACAGAGGCAGCGGCTCTTGATCTAGTAGAAGTTCCTGAATACGTTCCTGTTCCAGTATCAGTTCGAGTCCGAGTAAGAGTGCCAGTTTGAGTTCCAGTCCCAGTGCTGGTTGGAGAGGCAGCGGCTCTTGAACGTGTAGCGGTATCTGTAGGACTCCCTGTGCTTGTTGGTAAGGCACGACTCCGCGTAGCAGTATTTGTTACCGTGCTACTTACAGAAATTCCACGAGATCTGGTCATTGTCCCAGAACTCGTAGAAGTCAATGATTGAGGTTGCCCTAAGGCAAATAAAGATAATAAAATGACGAGAACCCTCATTTTACTTATATATGGAAATTACGTTTAATTAGCATTACATATAAGCTTAAGGCTGTGTGGTTATTGGAACAACTACACCATCATTATCTGGAATATGTCCAGTAGAATCAGTTCCTTGAACAAAAACATAATATGTTGTGTATGGTGAAAGATCTGTAATTGTATATGGAGATGACGTAATATTATCAATTCTATTAGCTCCAACGAATATACTATATGATGTGTATATCTTGTAAGTTTCAAAATACAGAACAATTGTTGTTGATGTAGAACTAGTTTGACCGTCGCCTGTGAGAATATTAGGAGATGGAAAACTGTTTCCATATGTAAGAACTGAATAAGGAGCACTAATTACTCTTCCAAATACACCAGTAGAATCATCAGCTATTTCATATAAATTTTGAGTTGTATCTGAAGGAACATTCACAAAATCTACTGGGCTTGTAGTTACTGCTTGTCTTGTTGCGTTATCAGACATCGTCAATAAATATGTATTGTAATTTGGTATTATGTTGAATGTTGTATATACAACTGTAGAATAACCAATTGCGTTAATTATTTGAGGAATATTAGGAGACGTATTCATCTTGTAAGTAATTTTTTCACTGTCTGGATAAACACCATTTGGATCTCTTGTCGCAATATAAATTTGGTAAGTGTGTCCAGAAGTTAATCCAGTAACTGTAATAGGAGAATCATAACCAACAAACTCTTGTGGATTTCCAACTATTCCTGTAACATACATTTGTTCTCCTCCTATCGCAGTGAAACTACTAGTTATTGTAGTGTCTGTAGCATTATAATAAATAAAAGTAGGTGGAGGCATAGCAGTATAGAAAGTAACTGTATTGCTTGTTGTATTTCCGTGTGTTGTAGATGCCGTAATATAAACACTATACTGTGTTTTAGAATTTAACCCAGTAAGCACGATAGGAGAACTTGAAGAATACGCAGTAGAACCATCGTATTTCACACTAAAATTTGTAATATCGAAAGGATGTGTGAAAGTTATAGTTGCGGTTGTTGACGTAACAGTGACTCCTGTTATGTTTATGTTGAAGTTCTGTCCAATAACACAAACCCCACAACCTACATATCCTTTCTTTTTATACACTTGAGGTATCTTCCGAAGAGCCGGCATTTTCCTTATAGTAATCCGCGTAAGAAGTTATAGGAGCAGTATTGGAAGCAGTTGTTTCTTCGGCAGTTTGTCCAACAACTGGAGCGACGTATTTGTTAAACAACTTATTTCCTATAATACGTGATGCCTGATCATCAGTTAATTCTCCCTTTTCAACTTGACGACGTAATTTCAACATTTCAAAGAACGTTCCATCCAACTTCCCTTCAATATGCATTTCAAAAATGGTGGGAAATTGGTTGTATAAAAGTTGGTTTTCGCCTGAAACCTTTTCGCGAAAAGCGGAAGGATTAGTAATTCGTAAACCTTTGTGTTTACGCATACTGTAATCCATGTCACGCACTAATGCTTGAATTTGAACAGAATTCATTGTAGCCATTTAGTCTTATTTCTGCGCCATATATTAATATGGATTTCAAAACGGACGCTAGTGGAAAATTGATAGCAGGAACAGTTCCTAAAGCTGCTCCACCCCCAACACAAAAAATCACTGGAAGTATTGCTCAAGCAGCCGCACAAAAAACAACTCAAGATGCGGCAAACCAAGCAGCTGCGTTCAAAGCTTTAGGAGCAGGACAAAAAGGAGCAAGCAGACGCAGAAGATATGTAGGAGGCGCAACTCAAAATGTGACACCCTCAAATCTTCCAACTGCTAATTCTATTCCAGGAGCAAATCCTACTGATGTAATGAAAAAGTTGGTAGATGTTCATACACAACTGAAGGCTTCAGGCACATATGACAAACTTATCAATGCTCCTCCAGCCAAAGTAGGTGGATTCAGAATGTATGGAGCAGAAGATTTGTATCCAGGCAGCGGAACACAACCAGATACAAAAGATAGACGTAAGACAAAGAAAAAACATGGACGCCGTCACAAAAGGACTCATCGCGGGAAGCGCAGCAAGTCTCGTCATTTACGTCGCAGGAGCCGTCGCGCTGTTTAGTGGAATATGGGAATCAGTAAGCACTCCATATAATTTTTACGTTTGGTTAACTGTTCTTACTGGACTGGCAATTGGGCAGGTAATACTGTCGGTGTTCGTGATCCTTGAGCTTGTGGAAGCACCGAAGCAAACAAATGCAGTAATTGTGTGATGAATTCAGATGTTTCTTCTTCGTCGGTAATTCCTGTTAATATGATTTTTCCAGTTCTGAATACTTTAGCAGTCCAATTTTTAGGTCCGATGCGTATCTTTACACCAGGATATACATCGGGATCGTAAGCACAAGTAATGTCTTCTCTATTTAGGTTTCTTATGTTATTGTATAACGCTTCTCTTGCTACAGTTTGGTTTGATGAGAGTTTAGTGGTATAATTCATGAGAACGACACGTCTTCTTAATATTTCATAGTTTTCAGGACATTCAAGAATAGAATGTTTACATTTGTTCCACAGAGTGTCTAATAACAACGTCATAGAACAAGTGTCGTATTTTTCGTGTAGAATTCCAGTTAAGTGAAACACTCCGTTCTGGAATATTTTGATGGTGACTTCCTTTTCAGGTAAGGTTCCATCACCCTTACTTAAAACGACAATTGTAATTGAATTATGACAGAATCCAGTTGTGCTGGTAGTTGAGCCGTCTTTCTTTGCTCGTCGTTTAATTTGGTCTCGTTTGCTTTCTCCTCGTCTCGCTACGCCTCGTTTTTCTACTTTGATGATAGATCCTTCTAAAGGAACATCAGACATAATGATATTGGTATCAAATTTAAGGTTCGTGTTGTAAAGAACAACCATCGTTGATAATGTTGGAGTGTCCATAGTGATTTAAAGGTATTTTGGTGTAAATGATTTGAGTTTCGTTTTTCCAGGAGAACGGTATACTATCCACATACTTACAAACAAAACCGACATTGAACTTTCGAAACAGTTTTCTTAACTGAACTTGATGTGGTCCTTCAAGCATCCATCCAGGTTCCAAATAACCTAAAAATACAGAGCAATCATTATGATGACTGACAATAGCCAATCCTTCTTCTGCTAGTTGTTGTGACGAAACACTCGATAAATCTAAAAAGGTCGATTTCCCATACGTTTCTTTGAAAAAAGACTTGAACGTATGGAACTCTTGGATATCGGTGCAAAGATACAACATTACTTAACTAACTTCAAGAATCCTTAAATTAAAAAGCTCGTGGGGCTATAGGATCGTTAATCTTCAAATGAGCAGGTGCTCCAGCAGGAATTTGGTATTTACCAGGAACAGGTTTAGCAGATGTTGTCTTGACGTTGGTATCTTTTTTAGAGATATGAAAGTTTTGTGGACGAGCAAGTGCAGCACCAACCTTGTAGTTAGGATTACCTCCAAAGGCACCAACGTCTTTTCCAGGTGCTAAATCGCCTTTAATAGCATCTTGACCACCGCCTTGTGATGGACGAGCGGGATAACGAACATGATGAGGCATGTCTGCTTTAGCAGAGTGGTTTGGAACTGGAACTGTACATAAGGCAGGATCTCCAAGATTACGAATTGTGTTATCTACAAACTTAGGTTTATCAACTGTCGCAGCAGCATGTGGTTGTCCCAATGAAACTTTACATCCTTGTGTTTGACGTACAAAGTCAGACGCAGATTGAGGAGGAGCAGCAGGATTATCAATCAAGGCACATTGTGCGGTTCCCATCTTTGTAGGATTGACAATTAAACCACGTTGGTAAGCAGCATCGTTGTTGACTGCTTGAGAACCACGATAGGCAGTAAACGCAGAAGCAGGACCAGGTCTTCCTGTATTTTTCAAGTTTGATGTTGGAGCATGGTTCAAACCATCAAGCGACATATCACTGGATTGGAGAGTGGTTCCGTAAGCACCTCCAGTAGTAGAAAAATCCTGAGACGCAACCATTCTCACTTTTTGAGTGAACATGGAAGCATCTGTTGGTTTTTTTGTATTTAATTTAACTGGCTCCGATGCCAATTTGCTGCGGAGATAGACCGAACAGGACATTTGTCTTTACAAACCATTTTATTATAACAAATCCACATGTGTTAACATTTTTGTGCGACAGCATTCTCTGGTAATCTTTACGTCATCTAACGCTTTACCTTCGGCAGTTTTTGTAGTTGTAGCAGTCAAGTATTCCATTTCTTTTACACCACGTCCTTCGGCCTTTCGGTATTCTTCTACTTTTTTCAAGTAGAGTTGATAGCGAGAAGAAAGCCAAGGGTTATTGCAAGTCCAGCATCGAATTGGGATTAACATCTTTATTATTCATTCCATCAGTTTCTGTATATTCGTTTTTATCACAGAAGAATAAGGATGTGGAGTGATTCTGCGACAGCATTAATTGTCATGGGCTTATTGCTCGTAGTTGTTTCTGTTAAACAATTTTCGTTTACCGTTATGGAGTTGCTTCTTGGTTTGACACGTCCAGGAGCAACAATTGTATTACTCTTGGCCGTCCTCGGACTGTTATACAAAAAATACACTTACACGGGTCTCTCGTTGGCTGTCTTGTCGGTCTTCTTATTGAAAGATCTCTGGGTCAAATACCCAAGATCAGATGCTCGTCGTTTACGTAATGAAGTTCTTTTAGACGAACAACGTTTTGACCCTAAATATAGTGTAGATTTACAATGGGGAAATAAATCTGTTAAACACGATAAACCATTATTACAATTTCAAACAGGTTCTCCTAAATTATTAGTATTTCCACCAAGTGATAAAACATTAAATGAAATGTGTGGTTAAATTACCAGTTGATTTTGAGTTCCATTGCACTCCAGTATTCTGATTTAGCAGGGAGACCTTCAGCAGGAGGTAAGCGACGATGAATAATGAAAGGAAGAACTCCTTCATTGACTTCACGTTCTGCTACGTTCCACACAAATCGAGGATCAGAAGTAGACATTCCATCCAAAGATATTAGAGGGCGAGCGCCATCTGCTATCTGTTGAGCACGTGTTGCGATTAAGCAAGTGTATTCATATTTGGTAAAGTAAGGTTTAGTGACTCGTTCTTCCTTCAAGGTCTCTGCGACTTTTTCACGTTCAACGGAGAGAACTTCAGGGTGGATAATGCGAGAGTCTTCACGTAATTGTTCCATTGTTTTGACTTATCCTAATTTATTTAGATACTTTACGTTTTTGGGTGATAAATTTTGGTTTCTTTCCCAAACATGAAAAACGCTTCAAGGTGCGACCCTTGGTGTGAAGCATGGACTTCACGCAAATAGCGATAGCGGCTGCTTCCTTGTTAGGAGACAACCCTTTTCTGAGTTTCAAAGTCTTTTTAACTGCCTTGATACATTGGCAAAACTTTCGTCCTCTTGTTACCATTATTAACTAGCACGAGAAGCTTGTTTCCACATGAGGTCGCAATTTACACATTGATACATCCAAATTAAACGTTGTTGATCTATTTTCATACCTACGACATTCGGTTCTGCTCCTGATTTTGAAGGGCAGTCTGGATTGGAACAGGTAATATTATTGAAACGAGGTAACGTCAAATCGTATTTGATGTTTGGATTCATACTTAATCTAGTAGTCTTGTCTTCGCGAAGAATATGTTCATACACTAAAGGATTGTTTTTATCTAAAGGTTTTGTGTAACCACATTTGCTACATAAATGAACGGCAGTTTTTACACCGTCTACTACACGCTCATCCAAATCGTTTAACCAACTTTGACAAACAGGACAGAACTTTTCCATCTTTCTTACCTTATCTTATCCAGAACGTATTAAATTCATTTTTTAAGTTGCGTTCAAAACGGATGTTTCGCCAAAAAGTTGTCTTGCCTCAACACACGAATGTCGGAAAAATTGACCTTACGTAATTTTCTTGAGAACCACAAGTCTGACGGAACTTGGACACATACATCACTTGCCGGGGGTAAATACTTCATTGGCGAGGATGATATCAAGACCTTCTATGAACTCTATACTGAAAGCATTATGGATCAGGAGAAGCAATACATCGTAGAGAAGTCTACAGATGTAGGTCCGCTTCGTATTGACTTTGATTTTATTTATGATCGCGATAAGGCTTCAGATAAACATCTACATACAAAAAATCAAGTAACAAAATTCGTGGAAGCATATATCAATGAAATAAATAAATATTTAGAAATTCCATCAAAGTTTGATGTGTATATTATGGAAAAGCGAAAACCAACATTAGACACTAAAAAGAACAAAATTAAATCAGGAATTCATATTGTAGTTCCTGAAGTATGCACTCATAAATTTGTAGAACAACGGGTTAGACGCGCATTGTTGAACATTATGGATGACTGTTTCAAAGGTCTTCCATTGGAAGAACCTTGGTCAAAAGTGTATGATGAAGCAGTCGTAAATCGCAGTGTTCCGTGGACTTTATATGGTTCTCGTAAAACCGATCCAAACTCTCTGCCTTATCTCGTTTCTTATATCATCGGTTACGATAACGGCAACTTGAAGATTGACGAAGATAAACCAGAACCATCATTTGAACTTATGAAACTTCTGTCTCTTCGTCGTGATGATTCTGCGGCAACCAAGTTCACAGAAGAAGGCGAAAAGATTTACGAAACTCTTGAAAAAAATAAGGAAGTTCGTATTTCAGGAGGAAGCGCTGTAACACCGGCAAGAGGAAGACCTGCTCAACGAGGAGATAAACCAGGATCTCGTGGATCATCTCCAACAAACAGACCTGTTCTCCAACCTTTGGACGCAGATCGTGAACAATACTTGAAAAATCATACTCTCAATTTGAAAGATTCGAGATTCACAGATTACAATGAATGGGTCCAAGTCGCAATCTGTTTGAAGAATATCCATCCAGATTTATTGGACGTGTTTCTTGAATTCAGTCAGCAAATTGGACCAAAATATGATGAAGACGATTGTATCAATAAATGGAATTCACTCACATTCAGAAATGACGGAGACCGTTTAGGAGAAGGAACATTACGTTTCTGGTCTCGCGAAGATAACCGTGAAGGATACGACGAAATTGAAGCAGAAAACATTGACAGACTTGTATTGGCTGCTTGTTCAGGAACAGAACACGATGTAGCCGCAGTCATTTATGCGAAGTTTCGTGATCAATATAAATGTGTTGATTTCGGTAAGAATATCTGGTTTCGTTGGTGCGGTCACGTATGGCGCGAAACCGATAAAGGTGTAGATTTACAACTTAAATTATCACGACAAATTGCGAAAGTATTCAGAGATCGTCACTTGAACGTCGCAAACCAAATGAGTTCAAGAAACTTGACAGAATGTACATCTGAAGGCAAGAAAGATTGTGGAATTTGTGAATTCTGTCAACTTGAAAACCAAAGCAATAAATATAACGAAATATACTTGAAATTGAAAACAGTAAGATTCAAGGATAACGTAATGAAAGAATGTCGCGAGTTCTTCTTCGACGAAGAGTTCACAAAGAAGGTTGATTCAAACAAGGAATTAATTGCATTCAATAACGGAGTTCTTGATTTGACAACATTTGAGTTTCGTGATGGAAAACCAGAAGATTACATTTCGTTCTCTACTGGAATCGATTACGATCCTGAAAAGAAGTATTATGATTACGATACTTGGCCTGCTTTGGACAGTTTCATATGTAGCGTTATTCGTGATCCAGTAGTCCGTGATTACTTCATGAAACATTTATCAACCAATCTTGTTGGTGGAAATACAGCACAAAAGTTTCATATTCTCACTGGATCTGGTTCTAATGGTAAATCTATGATTCTTAACTTGACTTCTACAGCTCTTGGTGATTACGCATGTACCGTTCCAATCTCATTGTTTACGCAAAAACGTAAGGGATCAGGAAACGCAGCTCCAGAAGTTATCCGATTGAAAGGCAGACGATTTGTGACTATGCAAGAACCAGATGAATCTATCGCATTGAACACTGGTTTGATGAAAGAAATTACTTCAGGCGAAAAGATGTATGCTCGTGACTTGTTCAAGTCAGGCACAGAATTTGAAGTTCAAGCGAAGTTTCACTTGGCATGTAACGATAAACCAGCAATTAATACTACAGATGGCGGCACATGGCGACGATTGGTAGTTATTGAATTTACATCGAAGTTTGTTCCAAATCCAAAGGCAGACAACGAATTACCAATTGATGAAAGTATTCAGTTCTCAGTGGTATCAAAAGAATGGGCAACACCGTTCTTGAACTATCTCGTTCATATTCTCAAAGAAGGTAGAGGATTACGTAAACTTCCTGCTCCAGACAAGGTTATGCAATATACTACAGAATACCGTAATGATAACGATGGTATTGCGAGATTTATTAGCGAAAAATTGGTGAAGATTTCAGAAGGAGATGAAATCATTCCAGTGGATCGTCAAACACTCAAAAGTTCATTTGTGCGTTGGAAGACCGATAACGATTTGAGAACCTTAAAAATTCAAGATATGGAAAAACGAGTAGAAGTCATGTATGGAAAATACATGAAAGGTGGATGGACAAGTTTCACATTGCTCGGTTAATGTTTACGATGGGAACGACGACGTTTAGTATGGCGTCCTGCTTTAGAAGGAGGAAGAGGAATACCTCTTGGAAGAGGAGGCATTGAAGAAAGAGGTTTTGGGGCAACGGAAGGTTTTGGAGGTGGAGGAGGAATAGTTTTTGTATTAGTATCTTTTGGACGCATAGCTTTACCGAAACGTGATTGAACGGGTAAATATTCATAGTTTCCACCACCACCGCGACGTGTTTTTTTATGAGAACGACTGCGTCTGATGCGACGTCCTCCAGTAGCAGTGTAACCTGGAGTTTCAGGAGCAGTTCCTAACGCGGAAGGTGCCTTAGAAGTTGCTACATCAGGAAGTGAAGTTTGGGCAGCAGAATTTGCACCACTCAAACTGGACTTGACTTTGTCAACACCGGACTTTACAGTGTCGGCTAATTTATTGATAAAATCCATTGTTTGTTAAATGATGAGAATTTAACGACGTCCTCCGGCAATTGGTGAGTAAGCGCGGATGTATGGGAGTGTAGCATAGACGACGAAGAGGGCAATTGCTAATTGAAGAGTGGCACCAATTGCGTCACCAATGTCGAGTTTGACAGGACCAACTTGGATAACAATCTTATCTAAACTTTGTTGAACACCTGGGATAGCTCCGGCAAGAACGGGGGCGACCAAGTCACGAGTGATGGCGCTGAAGAATTGGGTTAAAGCACCACCCAAGAAAATTGCAACTGCGAAAGTCATGATAGTCATATCGGATGCCATTTTTAGTTTTATCGCAGAAATCTTTTTCTGCCTATGAGTAGTGAGGATGGGTATAGATACTCGTTTTTGGGGACCAAGCGCATGGCAGTTGTTTCATTTAGTTGCGTTCAAATCGCGTAACCCTCAAGCTGTTTTGCTTGAAATGAAAGAGATGTTGCCATGTAAATTTTGCCGCGCATCAACGAAAGAGTTTGTGTATGACCACCCCTTGAAAGAAGACGCCGGAAAGTGGTTATACGAAATTCACAACATGGTGAACAACAAGTTGAGAACACAGTGTGCGGAGAATCCAGAAGTTGTAAACCCTGGACCTAATCTAAAATTTGAGGATGTTAAGAAATTCTACTTATCTTTGAAACCAACAGCGGTTCCAGGACGTGACTTCCTGTTTTCTATTGCGTCTAATTACCCTGAGAAGCCTGAAGAAGAAGATATGTCACGACACCGTCAGTTCATGGAAAAGTTATGTGAAGTATACCCTTTTGACAATCTACGTAAGGTGTTCAAATCTTATATGGAAAAAAGCACACCTATTCCTTTACAGAATCGCAGAGCGTATATGAAATGGATGTATGGTTTGCTTAAAATGTTATCACGAGAAGCAAAAAGTGAACTACCTACCTATCGTGGATATATTGCAAGAGTCCAATATTACACTTCAGGATGCGACAAGAAAACCTATAGAGGTATCACTTGTCGAACACTGAAAAATGGTGTAAGAACGAAGTCTAGAGATAATCGTAAGACACAAAGAGTGTCTCATTCATCTCTTCTCCATTAAACGTTCGAGGTTGCGAATATGTTTCTTTCCGTAACCATCACCTTTTTTTTCCTTTTTGGTTTTTTTAGTTTGGCGTCTTGTTTTTGGCTCCTCCATCTTTCTTATGTTATTTTTTTTCGAACAAAAACAATTCGTTTTATAAATGGAACTTTGGTATTCAGTGGTTATAGGCACAGTTATCTTTACCTATATCCAACTCTTCAACTACAATGCTAAGCAGTATTTATCGTCAAAAGATAAACAATATAATTAATAAAATGTTTCCTTGGCTGAAGAATTTTGTTAATAAAAGAAGGTTTGTCCAACCTTCTCCTTTTAAAGACTTCATAGGAAGATTCTACAATAAAAATCCAGATGTAAATTGGGCACCATATATTCCAGACACAAATACTCCAATAAATTATTTAGAAATCGGAGTAGCAGATGGAGGAAATGTTATTCAAGTAGAAAGATCTTTTGGAAAACATCCAGATTCTAGATTATATTGTGTTGATCCATGGCAAGATTACGAAGAATACCCTGAATACAAAGGACAACAAGAACGAGGATGGATTGCATTTAACAGAAATGTTAGCAAACTTTCAAATCCTGAAAAATTTGTTATTAGAAGAGGATTTTCTGACGATATTGTTCCAACATTCCCAGACAATTTCTTTGACATAGCATTTGTAGATGGAAATCACGAAACAGAGTTTGTGTATCGTGATGGCTTGATGTCTCTACAAAAAACCAAGAAAGGAGGATACATCATTTTTGATGATTACTTTTTTCAATGGCCTCAAACTGTGGCAGGAATTGATAAGTTTTTAGAAGAAAAGAAGGACGAAATTAAGATCATATACAATGGAAAAACATCAATAGCTCAAATCATAATTCAAAAACTTTAAAGCTTGAATCTTTTCTTGAAATCCGAAATACTTGCTTTTAAAGTAGGTTTATTCCATAAAATCCATTTGGATAAAGCACCTGGAGTATCTGGTTTATTCCAGTGTTCTCCCATACCTGAATGACGATTCAAGTAACGTTGTTTTCGAGTAACGTTCTTGTGTTTGGTAAAGTCGGACATATCAACCCATTTTCCATTTACATTTTTCCTTGCTCCAAAAGGAACAACTTTTTCATTTCCATTTGGGTATACAAATTTAGCATCCCATTTCTTATTCGGAAGATGAGATTTCACTATTGAGCGTAGTTTTATCTTTCTTGTTTTCATATTCCTTATGTATATTTCTAGAAAAATGATTAGTTTTATTTTGTAGTGTGTAACGACCTCCGCATTCACATTCTATAATAGTAGAACATCTCTTTTTAACGTAATCTTTATGAGATTGTCTTTCTTTATTTTTTTGGAGATAGTCCGGATGTCTCTGTCTATGTAATCTGCTTTTATTTTTATTATCTTCTAATTTTTCTTCTTGTGTTTTTATAGGTCTAAATCTATTACATTTTGGGTTAAATGTTTTTATGTATTCTTTTTCTATTGTTAATAGTTCTTTTTTATCAATATTTTCATATTCTTTTAAAATTTCAAATTTAAAACATTCCCATCCTCCATTATCAGTTATATAACCATATAGTTGTGGTTGTCTTCCGCTTTTTGTTGTACTTGGACGAGTATGGCCTCCTTTTCTCAAACAAAAGTATTTTCCAGTGGTAGATCCAATATATATTTTTTCATCATTATTCTTTGAAATAATCATATAAACCCATGAAGGCATTTTGTTAGTTATACTGATTATATATTTAAATTTGTTTTTAACTTCATTATTCTTTCGTTTGAAAATTCAAATGGAAGAGTGGTACAAGGCTGTTCGTATTTTACGTGAAGAGAGCGACGATGGAGCACTAGTAAAAGAGTTCTGTAACGATATCTTTTACCAATTGAAGCATTTGAAGGTCAAGGACAAAAAGAAGTTTTTACAACGTATCGGCCCCGACTTTGAGGCATGGAGTATGTCGCTAGAGGAGAAGTATCCTCCTGAAATGGTCCGTGAAATCTTGAACGACGACGAATTTTGGAAATTGACAATCAGCGTTACACGTTCATAAAAATGGAACAATATAAAGACAATACTTACTAACTATAAGAATGGGAGACGTCATTATTGGTGTTCAATTTGGTATTGCCAACCCAGAAGAAATAGTAAAACGCAGTGTTGTCCAAGTGGTCACAGACAAAACCTACCAGGCAGAGAAACCTGTTCCCGGTGGTGTCTTTGATGCGAGATTTGGAGTCATTGAAAATGGTAAGATTTGTCCTACATGTAAGCAGACAAACATATTATGTCCTGGTCACTTCGGTCATATTCAATTAGCAAGACCTGTGTATTTATACCAATTTGTAGACCCTTTAATCAAAATACTTCAATTAATATGTCACAATTGTTCTATTCCTTACCTTCCTGAAACTGAATTAGAAATCATCGCAGGACGAGTAAAAGGATTAGACCGATTCAACGAAGTTCGTGAACGAACAGCAGATTACAAGAAAGAATTACGTGATTCAGGATGCGCACACTGTGGAACACCAACGATCACAAAAGTTATTAAAGAAGAAGGAACAGTCATTAAATTACAAGCAAAAACATTTGATGAAGATTCAGAACCAATACCTTTACAACCTGAAATGGTATTGAGAACCTTTCAACGTATCACCGACAAGCACGTAGAACTTATGGGATTTAATCCAAAGTTCAGTCGTCCTGATTGGATGATTTGTAACGTTCTCGCTGTTCCTCCTCTAACTGTTCGTCCATCGGTTATTATGGACGACAACCAACGCATGGAAGATGATTTGACACATATCTTAATTGATATTGTCCGAAACAACCAACGCTTACAAGCCAGTATCGATAAAGGCGACGGAGCAGAAACCATTGATAAACATACACAAGTCTTACAATTCTATGTTGCGACCTACGTGGATAACGATATCAAGGGAATGCCTCCTGCTGCCCAACGTTCAGGAAGACCTTTAAAAACTTTGAAATCACGCTTGGGAGCCAAGACTGGTCGTGTTCGTGGTAACTTGATGGGTAAGCGTGTAGATTTCTCTGCTCGTTCTGTTATTACTCCAGATGCCAACATTGACGTAGATGAATTAGGTGTCCCTGAAGAAATCGCAAAGAACTTAACCTTTCCTGAAATTGTGACCGTATACAATCGCGATCGTTTGATGTCCTATGTCCGCAACGGACCTGGAAAGTATCCTGGTGCCAAATCAGTGCTCAACAAACACGACAATCGAGTTATAAGTTTGAAGTTCATTAACCCTGAAACAATTGATTTGAAACAAGGAGATGTAGTTCATCGTCACTTGATTGATGGAGATGTAGTTCTCTTTAACCGACAACCTTCATTACACAAGGCTTCAATGGAATGCCATCGTATTCGTGTTCTTCCTTACTCAACTTTCCGCTTGAACGTTTCGGCAACGAAACCTTACAATGCTGACTTTGATGGTGATGAAATGAATATGCACGTTCCTCAAAGTATCGCATCTGCTACAGAATTGAAATACTTGGCTTCGGTTCTTCGTCAAATTATATCTCCAAGAACAAATTCACCTATCATTCAAATTATTCAAGATACATTAACAGGTTCATACCGATTATCACAAAATTACGTTCGTATTCCTGAACATTTGGCAATGAATATCATTGGTCGTATGAAGAAACCTTTATCTGCTTACCGTCGTAAAGACCGAGACATTACAGGCAAGGAAGTATTCTCAACTACGTTTCCATTGATGAACTTGGATGCTAACGTAAAAATTAACGATGGACAACTGATTTCTGGAATTATGGATAAATCTGCTTACGGTAAGGCATCAAAAGGTGTAATTCACGTTATCTTCAACGATTTCGGACCACAACGAGCAGGACAATTCATTAACGAAATCCAAAACATCGTAACCAAGTTCAATTTACATGCTGGTTTCTCAATTGGTCCTTCAGACTTAATCAATTCTCCTGAAACCATGGAATTCGTGGCTAATAAAATCCAAGAAGGCAAAGAGAAGATAGCACAAATCTTGTCTTCAATGCACGATGGTTCGTTCTTGAACGATGTGAATGGACGTTCTGACGGAGAAGAACTAGAATTACGAATTACTAAGGTCATTGCCTCAACCAACAAAGATATTGTTGAAATGGTCATGAAGAACTTACCTCTCACAAATCGTTTATCTCAAATGGTAAAATCAGGAGCAAAAGGAAGTGAAGATAACGTTCTTCAAATGACTGCCTTATTAGGTCAACAACAAGTAGGTGGTAAGCGAGTTCAATATTCATTACAAGACCGAACTTTACCTCACTTCGCAAGATATGACGATGGATTAGAATCACGTGGATACGTAGATAGCAGTTTCATCGCAGGTATTCGTCCATACGAATTCTTCTTCCACGCAATGGGAGGACGTGAAGGTTTGATTGATACTGCTGTAAAGACATCAGATTCAGGTTACATTCAACGACGTTTAGTGAAGACTATGGAAGATATTCATGTAGATTACGACGGAACAGTAAGAAATGTAAATGGCGCAATCGTTCAATTTCATTATGGAGGTGATGGTGTAGATTCGACACAAGTAGAATCCCAAGAATGTCCATTAGCCTTGATGACTATGGAAGAAATATACCGAGACTTCGCATTAGCAGCAGACGATATCGCAGCAGTTGTAAAAGATCAAGTAACTGAATTTCCTGACATGGTTGATGAACTTTTACAAGACAGAGACACATTAGTAAAGAACGTGTTCAGATACGTTAAGAACGAAGAAGTGCTTGTTCCTGTCCATTTCGGAAGAATGATCCAAAAGTATCAGAACGATTATTCTGTAAAGACTGATTTGACACCTACTTACGTAGTATCTGAACTCAACAAGTTCTGTGCTCAACCTTGGGTAGCACACAATAAATTGTTCCATATCATGATGCGTTTCAATTTAGCACCAAAGAAATCAATCATCAAGATGCGCTTAACAAAATCAATGTTTGATGAAATGTTGAAAGATATACATTTCAGATACACCAAGGCAAGTGTTCATGCAGGTGAAATGGTTGGAACATTAGCAGCTCAATCAGTTGGAGAACCAACAACACAACTTACATTGAACACTTTCCACTCAGCAGGAACCGCAAAGGCCAACGCTACTGAAGGTGTTCCTCGTATCATGGAATTATTAGGCGCATCTCCAAATCCAAAAACTCCAATGAACGTAGTATACTTGGATCCAAGTATCGCAGGATCATACGACGAAGCGCTCTCTAAAATGAAAGAAATTCAAAAGACGACATTGAGAGATATCACAACATCGGTCCGTATCTACTACGATCCAAATCCCTTATCTGAAAACACATCAGTTCAAGAAGACAGAGACATCTTGCTTTCATACCAGAAGTTCTCAGTAACAAACGGTCAAATGTGCACTTCACCTTGGATTATCAGATTAGAATTGGACAGACAAGAAATGGCGGCAAGAAACGTGATTGATATGCCACTCATTTCTGCGAAGATCCAGAACAATAAAGTCATCAAGGCATTCGAATGTGTTCATAGCGACACAAATACTCCAGATAAACTTATTATGCGTATCGTATTCGCAGGAGATGTAGTCAAGAATATATTAGCATTACGATTCATTGAAGAGAAGTTGTTGGATACAGTATTGACAGGAGTTGATGGAGTTGGTAGAGTATACCCAAGAGAAATCAAAGATGAACTTGTATATTCAGAAAAGGTAGGAGGATACGTTTCAGGAAGTCAATATGTATTGGACGTAGAAGGAACAAATTTATTAGATTTATCTATCGTTTCAAAAACAGATCCATTCCGTTCGTTCTCTAACGATATTCACGAAATCTTACAAGTATTTGGAATTGAAGCAGCAAGAATTGCTTTATTAAGAGAATTCAAGAACGTCTTTACTCGTGAATACATCAATTACCATCACTTAATTACATTGGTAGATGCGATGACATATCCAGGTTACTTCTTGAAGGCTGATCGCACAGGTATGTCCCAAAACGAAGAAAATGGTGTTCTCGCTAAATCATCATTTGAAGAAACTGCCAAACACTTATTCAATGCCGCATTGATGGGAGAATTAGATAATATGAGAGGTGTTTCGGCAAACATTATGTTCGGTCAAAAACCTCCTTGTGGAACAGGTATAGTTGATATTCTTATTGACGAAACCAAGTTACCTGAAGGAACAGAAGAAGATCATACTATATTCGAAGCAGAACGTAAGGCGGTTCAAAACTTAATTGAAAAAGAAGAAGAAAAAGAATCAACTATCAGTATGAGCGATATCATAATGTCATTCGATTAGATCAATAAATGAAAAAGTAATATAAAAAACATACCAGGATTCATTTGAACCCTATTATGTGTTTTTTACTTTAAATTAGACTATATCACGTTTAGTTGCTGTATGCTAATCCACCCATACCGGACATAACACGGAGAATGTTGTAGTTAACTGCATATACACGAACATCAAATGTTTGGTCAGAAGAAGGAACAATTGTTACGTTGTTTGCTAAGTTCAATACCAAGGTAGCAGTATCAATACGAGAGAAGTTACATGTTCCAGATGGTTGGTGTTCTTCTGGTTTCAAGGCAAATGAATACATGTAAATACCTGGTTGGTATACATTGTATACTTGGTTACCAGAAACATAGGTGAAACCTGGAGAGCCAGTGTGGTGTTGGTATGGTTGGACCATGTTGTAGTAGTCTCCGTAACGTCCATCCAAACGATCTTGGCCGTTGATTTGGAGACGTTGAGTGGCGATTGCTACTACGTCATAAGTGAATGGTCGGAGACGATTGTTTAAAAATTGAGCTGAGTAATGGCAGTTTGTGTAAGAAGTAGGTTGAACTACCCAAACAAGTTCCTTTACAGGGTGATTGAATGTTAAGTCAATACGATTGGCGTAAGAAGATAATCCCTTATCTTCGTTGTATTGAGTTTGTTCAATCAAGTATTCATGGGATTGTTGTGCCATGCGACGACGTTCTTCAGTGTCCAAGTAGATGTAGTCAATGTAGACTGCGGCTTGGGTTGGTTGAGGAGTAGATGTTGCGGCAGAAGTAAAGTTTCCGGCAATGAATTTTTGGTCTTGCCATTGGATGTTGATCTTGACTTCGTGGTATTGAAGAGCAATCAAAGGTAAGGCAGCACCTGGGTTACGTGTGTAGAAGAAGTTGAGTGGGATGTATAAAGTATTAGGTAAAGCAGGTTGATTAGAACCTCCACCCGATGGACAAGTTGCTGGAGAAGGAACTGTGTATGATCCTGGAGCAACACCATCACCAACCATTTGGTGGAGTTTAATACCAGTTTGAATGTCAGAACTTAATGAGTCCCATAAGAAGAGCCATTCACCATATAAGCGATCAATTAATTGACCACCAATATCTAATTCAACATATCGTATTAAGTTGTAACCTAAACGACCTTGATCGTTGTTAAAGACTCCACCTGGAGGGAGAACGACTTCCAAATATGTAGAGTATAAAAGATCAGCATGACGAGGAATTAAGGCAGAGTGTTTTACTCCCCAATTGGCTTCACCGGCTAAGTTAATGCGAAATGGTTCCATCGCGAAGTTTGTGTGACGTTTGAACAAGCCTTTCCAGAAAGTAATTTGAGGATTTCCAGAGAGGTATGCGTCCTGCGCACCATAGGCAACAAGTTGTAATAGACCGCCACCCATTTTGTATTTATATGTTACTTACAATCATTTTTTCTGAAAATACTTACTTGCGGTGACGACGAGTGCGACGACGCTTTCCTCCTTCTTCTCCTCCTTCTTCACCACCGTGTTTCTTATATGTCTTCTTTGCGCTCTTGAGCACATGGGAGAACCACTTCTTTCCCATAGACTTCTTTTCACCTGCCATTTTCTTCATTGTCTTCTTGACGTGAGCCAACCATGCACCTGCCATTTTATACTCATATAGTAGATTTTTTACGCATTACAGAAGGAGCAAGGTTTTCCACATTTTGAGCAGGTGGGGACTTCGACAGGTTGTTCTTCTAAATGAGTTGATTCACTTTCATCAAAAATTTCTTCAACTACAGCTTCAGCTACTACTGGTGTTTCTTCTACTACAGGTTCTTCAACTACTGGTGTATCTTCAACCGCTGGAGTTTCTTCAACTACTGGTTCAGTAACTACTGGAGCTTCTTCAACAATAGGTGTTTCTTCAACAACAGGGGTTTCTTCTACAGGTTGTTCAACAGGAGTTTCTTCAGTTACTGGAGATTCTTCGACTACTGGTTCAGTAACTACTGGAGCTTCTTCTACAACAGGGGTTTCTTCTAAAGGTTGTTCTACTACTGGTTGTTCAACAGGAGATTCTTCGACTACTGGTTCAGTAACTACTGGAGCTTCTTCTACAACAGGGGTTTCTTCTAAAGGTTGTTCTACTACTGGTTGTTCAACAGGAGTTTCTTCGACTACTGGTTCAGTAACTACTGGAGCTTCTTCAACAACAACAGGTGTTTCTTCTACAGGTTGTTCTACTACTGGTTGTTCAACAGGAGTTTCTTCGACTACTGGTTCAGTAACTACTGGAGTTTCTTCAACAACAACAGGTGTTTCTTCTACAGGTTGTTCTACCACTGGTTCATCAACCACTGGTTCTTCAACAGGAACATCTACGACTGAACTACGACGTGTGCGTATTAATTCAGTTGTCAAACGACGATGGACTTTCGTAACACTATACATTTATTTCTATTTACACATTTTATATAGTTATATTGTAGAGTGGACTTGTTTTTTGTAATGGTTGGAAGGATACGACTGGGTCAGGCATTGTAGGGCTTGCGTATTGTTTAGGAGCAAGAGCACGCAAAGGTTCGGGTTTTAATACACAACTTGCTTGTTGAAATTCGCTAATATATAATTCCATAGCGCTATCTGGAGATCCATAATTCATCAAAACCCATTGACAACCGTAAGTTAATAATATTTGAGGATTCACGTTTCTTAAATCATCTGAAACATCAGGAACAACCATCGTGATGTTATCACGGTTATTATTGATCAATTCATCGCTATCGTTTGTTTGCGATGCTTGTGTGTATGTCAATCTTCTTAAATGTGATGTATCCCAAGACAAGTTCACAAGTTCTTCCATTAATGTTCCTTTAATTGGACCTCCTGACACTATAATCAGTTTGCTTTGAAGGTTACATATAGGTTCAACTGCTATATTCTTTCGTTGGTAGCTGTATGAAGTATCCAGCATATGACTGATACATGTTGTTTTCAATATTTGTGCGGCAGCATTGACTACGTTTGTATTGTCTGTATGAAACACCAAACTCAACATAAATGGATCTGTAGAAACAGGACATACAACAGAGTTAAAGGCATTATTTACAATAGCAACACAACATGCTTCAAATGAAATAGTATTGTAAGCGTAATCTACTCCAGTCTTTTGATTTTTGAGACCAACTACAGGTTGATTGTTTTCGTCTGAATAAATGTCTAATTCGACTAAACGAGGACCTGCAGGCATCAACATTGGTATAACTGCGTCTGTGATGTAATCATACAACTTTGATCCCGGAAACAAAGAGTAAGCAGATGAAGCCACATAGTAATCACACAAACGATACGAAGGTGTTGTAGGACATCCTAAAGGAGCCAACTGCATGACTGTTTTGTATGCGTCAAAAACAGGAGCAGCAGTATTTGTTGCTTGAATTTCAGAAGGCGTTGCTACTTTGTAAACCCCAAAAGCAAGAGTTCCAATAAGCACCATCGCAAATACGATAATGACAAGCATAGAAAACCAGTCCATTATTATTTACGCCACGAATTAATGGATGCGAAGAAAGCATAGCATATAGCTGCCAGAATTAATAATCCCCCGATAGCTAATCCATAACCTCTTAATTTCATTGGATTATACTTTGAATAATAAACTACGGAAACCACGCACAACTTTATCTGGAATTCTATCTTTCATTGGGATTCCCATAAGACAGCATAAATGAAAATACAAAGAGTACATTCCGCATTCCGAATCTTCGTATTGATGACGAGTTTTATTGTAACTGACTTCCATTGGTTTAGAATGAATATGTGTTGAGTCCCATTGTTCTTTCCATGTCTTCATTAAGACTTGAATTTCCTTCTCTGGTTTGTAAGCATACGAATCAAAGTAAGTGATTCTTGGATATTCTAATTCAGGACGAATATCGCAGAATAATGCAATCCAATGTTTTCCTGGACCAGTGCTTACATCAGTATTAAATACAATACCTATTTGTCTGTAACCTTTTTTGTAAATGTTTCGGATATCCAAAGAACACAATGAATTGACTAAACATTGACCAGTTTTAGAATGTTTTCCAAAATCTATGGGAACTGTTCCTACGTAATAATATTGCTTGAACACTTCTTGAAATTTGTGTTCTAATTCGTCAATATCAAGAGACGATAACCATTCTTCTGGATTTGTTCTCCATGAACTTGGAGCTTTTGGTTTGGAGATCAAAGATGTAATAATACATTCTGCGGCTCCGTCATCACATTTTTCTTGGAGACGATGTTGTATAGTTTTCCATACCTTATCTACTCCTCCTTTTGGAATGGGTGCTTCATTTGCGTGTTCTTTGTTATACACTTGACGCAAGTTGTCTATTTCCTTCTCATCAAAGTACATTGTATGTAAAACGGATAATCTTTATAATGATATTTCAGAATATAAAATGACTCAAGAACTCGTTGACTTGAAACGTTGTATCAAAAAATACCGAGATATAGATGACGAATTACGAGACCTTAATAAGAAGGTATACGATAAACGCGATGAACGCAAGTCAGTTGAGTTAGAAATAACCGAAATTATTAAAAGTCCTACATTTGACAATTTTCGTAAAATGAAGTTGGAAGAAGATGGATCCACAATTCAAATACAGAGACCAGGAGAATACTCAAAACCTTGGTCTTTATCGCAAAAAGAATTGATGGTATTAGTTACTGCGTATTTTCAGGACACTCCAACTCCAAATGCCGAAGGGTTAACAAACTTTATAATCCAAAAACGCAAACAGGATCTGGTTGCTACAGACTTCAATTTAGCAAGGTCAGTTCCGGAATAATATATTTTATAAAATAAAATGGCTGCGTCAGCTCTTATGAATTTTGGATCGAACTTTTCTAAGCAACAAGCTGACTTTGCTCGTCAGCAAGTTATGAAGCAAATTCCTACTTTGATTGAAAACTACGAACCACAAATTGAGGCAGTATTAAAAAATTCTCTCGGAAAACTCAAGACCGAACATCCAGAAGAAGCAGCTCTTTTTCGTTCTAATTGGGCTAAATTAGACGCAGTTGTTCGTTCTTCATTGGGAGGGCGTCGTGGAAAACGGACTTTAAGACGTAAATCTCGTAAATATTAAAATGACGACACAGCCTTTAGTGTATAATCCGTTCAACGCAAAAAATCGCTTGTTTACCAAACAGGATATTCAAGCGATTCTTGAGAAACACAATTGTGTAACAAATGTCAAGAACGTTTCATTATATCAAGAAGCGATGGTTCACTCGTCTTATGTAGAACGCACCGAATACGTGAGTCCTACAGGAGACAAAGCACAACTCGCAGACAAACCAACAGAATGTATTGGATTATTCAAGAAATCGTATGAACGACTAGAACATCTAGGCGATTCAGTATTGGGATCTTGTGTATCTACTTACTTGATGGAACGATACAATGAAGACGAAGGATTCATGACAGATTTGAAGAAATCTATTGTGTGTAACGAGATGCTAGGAACATTAAGTCAAAAAATAGGACTTGATAAGTTCTACATTATTTCAAGACACAACGAAGACGTGTGTTCAGGAAGAACAAACTCTAAAAAATTAGGAGATATATTAGAAGCGTTTATTGGCGCTTTGTGGACCGATTCAAAATACAACTTTCAAGTCGTATATTCATTTGTCGTATGTTTGATTGAAACGTATATCGATATTCCAAAGATACTGATGAACAATACAAATTACAAGGAACAATTACAGAAACTATACCAAGCAAGGTTTCATCAAACACCGAAATACGAAGTGGTGTCTGCTGCGACCAATATGTATACAATGGCGGCAGTGGACGAGAAAGGAATACATTTAGGAATTGGAACTGCTCCAACTAAAAAACAAGCAGAACAATTAGCAGCGGCAGAGGCAATAAAGAACCTCCAACCCAAATAAATTAAAAAAATTAAATAGTCATACTATTTTTTTGTTTAGGTATTCTTCTTGATAATACTTCTCTTACTGTTCCTGTAGTAGACGTCATATCATCTGCTCCTTCTGCAATACCTTCAATTTGACGCAACGCTTCGGCAACTCTTTGTGGTTGATCAGCAAACTGAATAAGTAATTGTGTTCGGATTGTTTCACGACGTAAAGGAGGACGAGATGTTCTTACTGAACGACTTATATTTCCAACACCTGATCCTTCTAATGCAAAGTTATCAACAGAGTTATCTCTCATAAACTTCAAAATAGAATCGGAATTACGAGTTTTCTTGTCTCTTATTGCTTTGATTTGTTGTTTCAAGTTACGTTCTTCATCATCCAGAGCGACCCATTCTTTTATGATCGCACGGATTTGATTCGCTTGGTCTTCTTCTGCCATTTGTATGATCTATGCTTATAGGTTGAAAATCTCTTTCCACCTTTAAAGTTTTCTTCAATTGTCGAAATCAATGTGCTTAATGTAGGACCAATAAAAGGAGTAGCTTGTGCTACTTGCGCAACTGCTCCACCCAAATCGTCTTCCAATACAGATACTAAAGCGGCAATAGAACCTACAAAGGCAACAGGAATAGCGACTATACCTTCTCCAATTGGACCACCTAAATCTGCAGCAACTGTTTCAACTGCCGAATCTCCTAATTTGACACTTGCCTTAAATAACTTCAACAAAGTGCGAAGTAAAGGTATAGATTCTTCTAAGGTAGTCACAGGTGATACAACAGATGAATAAACGCCGTTAGTTGTAGTGCTTACAAAGGGTGGAAGAAATGATTGAATATTAGTTATTGCGTCTCTTATAAGTCTGTCAGTTACAGGATGTGTTTGAGAATAACCTCCTTTATGCTTTAAAGATTCAAACGATAACTTTGCAGTTTCATCGTTAAACATTGGAAGAGTATGTTTCTTATCGTAAAACACAGACTGTTCAAGATGTTTTGCACTCTTAAACTTATGTGAACGTAAATACTTCACTAAGTTAAAAAGTTTAGCAGAACGTTCTGCTAAGACTTTATCGTGAGTGCGTTCATGAATAAAATCCATTACCTTTTTCTCATCTGAATTCAATCGAGTATCATCATACACCCACACCATTATTTATTACAAATAATTTACAATGGATGAAGAGTTAAAAAATGAGATAACGTGGAATTCGCAATTGGAAAAGATTATTTCAGACGAAGGGGAAGTAGCACTATGTTATTCTTGGCTTCATACGCGTTCAGAAAAGTTCTTTTCCAGATTGAATACGAGTATAACTATTCCTTCCATTATTCTGGCTACTTTAGCAGGATCTACATCTATGGGATTCAATGCGGTATTTCCAAGTCCTTATATCGCAAATCTAGTTTCGGGGGGAGTAACGTTAACTATAGGTATACTTACAACTATTTCTAACTATTTTGGATGGGCAAAGAGAACTGAGGGACATCGTATTGCGTCTATAACGTATGCAAAGTTACACAAATTCATATTAATTGAACTCGCATTACCAAGAAATGAACGTATGACAGCTAAAGATATGTTGAAAATTGTTAGAGACGAAAACCAAAGATTACAAGAAACAAGTCCTCAAATTCCAGACAGAATTATCGCACAATTTAATGCGAAGTTCGCAAAAACCACACCTGATGTAAAAAAACCAGAAATCACTAATGGATTAGACCCAATTTACATCTATCCAAGTGATAACCAGTCTCCTGTAATAGGACGTGAATCCATCATTGATCCAATGTATCGCTCAATGCCTACCATAAAGATTCCCCCTTCTCCTGATTCGACACTTGTAATTAAAACTTCCAACGACGATCACATTCTAGACATGTCACAAACGTTGTCATCGGTTCGTCCGCAGAACGTGTCTGAAGTTGATAGTAATCGCACTTAGATTTCTTCTTACAACGTGAGCACCATAAGAAGATCGAAGCTGTATCGTTTTTGGCGTATAACTTCTTCTCCATTTCAATGATCTTCTCAATTGATTCCTTCCAGCGATGAGGATACAAATCAACAGCTGTCATTTCTGCAAATGCGCGAGGAGTTAGATCTCGTTTTTGTAAATGTTGTAACCAGTTTTCAGGATTGTTGACGTATCCTCCTTTTCCACGTAAGTTTTCATAGACAGAAATAGCTCTGCTGCGATACATGTTCCAGAAAACACGATTTGACCAATCTACATCTATACCTTCTTTTAATGCTTGATCACTTACGACATGAAGAACTGCATTCTCTAATTCAGTTGAAATTTCTTTATTCTGTATAAGTTCATCAAAGTTTTCAATTACTTTATCTCGAATTGCTACGTCAATAAATACGTTCTTTTTATTAGAATGAACTGGACGTGAAGTGTTTACAATTTCACGTCTTACTTCTTCTTCCTCTTCTTCATCGTCACCTCCTAAATCTTCTTCTAATTCTTCATCTCCTTCTTCGTCTACTTCCAATACATCGTCTTCATCTTCTTCTGGAGCATCAAACGTCCATTCTTGATACAAAGTATTGTAGTCAGAAGCTTTCAAATTCACATACGAAGAAATTTGTGGTTCATATTCGTCTTCATCTTCTGATTCAGTTGCTAGAACTACGATATTTCCAGAGTATGTTTCTTCATCAAATGGAGAAGGAAGCATATGGGAATTCGCAGTATCAGGATCATCAGAAACAGTAGCGAATACAGATAACCATTGTGTTTCCTTTGTAGGGTCTTGTATTTTTCCCTGAAACTGAAATTCAGGTGATTTATATTTTTTACGTATCCAATCTAATACATCTTTAGTCTTTGCGGGAATTTGTATTTCACTTACAGTTCCATTTGGAGCAATACATACACCGTATGTCATTCTTAGGTTACCAATGTATCATCTGCGTAAGTTCGTTTTTGAAAACGAATTTTATTTTAGAAAATCTAATAACAGTATAGCAAAATGTCAGCATCACATTATATCCCACCTCACATGCGCAATCGCAAACGCCCATCTGAAAATTTAAAGAAAGAAGAAAAACCTATAATTGTGGAATCAGAATTCCCTTCTATTAGCACACAACCTGCTACTACAAGGACATTTAACGGACCAAGTTTTCGTGACATGGCGGCAATTACTCCAGAAGTATTGACTCCACCACACAAGAACCCAGAACTCAAGTTACAAAAAAGCAGCACTATTCGTAGACGACATGTGAATACAATGTCATATGATTACTACCCTGAAACAGAACAAATTGAACAACTTCTTCCAGCAAAGGAACCTGAAAAGGACGATTGGACAACTGTAGAACGTAAAGTCGCAGTAAAGAAAGATAAAGTTCAAGAAGCACTGGACAACGGTAACCTCGAATATGGAGAAGAAGATGAAACATCATGGGGAGCCGAACAAGAAGAAGATGAAGACTCTTTCTGGATAGACCGAAAGTATTAAACTGCGACTACTTGACTAGTTGAAGGAGGTTTAACAAACAAACTACGTAAAAATTTACCGAATACACCTGCCTTCTCATTTATGAACAAAATAAAAGTAAACATTTGATATCTCATAAACCCAAAGTAGAAAGCAATAGCAAACGATAAAATCAAAAGAAAAATATCAAAAATTCCTATAATTCCGTTTGTTTCAACTTGACCAGTTACCCAGTCGGATACATGAGCAGTGACACCACTTTTTGATTTTTGTGTGGAAGCAGCATCAGATACACCAGGAACAGTTACTGCCTTGTTTATTCCTGCCTTTTTTGGGTTTTCTCGGAATACAAGGTAGGCACGGTTATCCATAGGCATGGGTCCTCCAGGTAATTGTTTTGAAGAGTTGAAGTAGACAGAACGAGTTCCAAGACCTTGTATTGGACGAGAAGCAGCAGGAACTTTGTTTGCCAATGTAGAAAAATCAGATGGGTCAATATTGATCATTGACTTGAAAACTACGACTTTTGCGTTATCACAATTTCCAAATGGAATAGTTCCATCATACACAAAGTATTCTCCCGATGTTGGAACTAAATTTGCTAAACTCCAATTACTTCCCAATGGAATTTGAACTTCATGTGATGGGTCTGCGTATTTGACAATAGAGTTGAACCATTGAGAAGAGTTTGAAGGGTTAGGATTCGATTGTGCTAAAAAGCAAACCAATAAGTTTCCTTTGGTTGGACTCTTGAATACTATGGAAACTTCAACATCTGCTTGGATACTTTCAATCGTGTGATTACTTGGATGGTTTATTGTCACGGACATAGCATTGTATCCGTCGTCGTTGAATTTACAAGATCCTAACCCCGCAGTGTTATTCAAAACCAAACCTTGTGGTTCAACATCCAAGTATGTAGATGTTGGGTATACATCGTCAAAGACCAACTGACACAATAAATCACAAGGTTGTGAAAAGGATTGTGACAGATTAATAGGACTTTGATTTGGCGAACTACAGTTTCCACTCATTTGTAAATTCACGTTATTTTGTATCTTGGGAATAATCAATGGACAGCAACAGCATTGTATTTTATGTATTGAGCACTTTTGCCGGACTTACGGTGTTTGGATTGATCATATATGCTATTGCGAAGGCAGGTGTTGACTTATATACCTTATTTGTAGGAATTCAAGTCGCCATAGTTGTAGTAGCATTAGTAGTTGGTGGAACTATTTCATTGAAGGACGCAGTAGAAGCCCCATCTTTTACATTTCAAATAGCAAGGGCGTCTATTATATACCTTCCTATCTCTTTGGGAATGTTCTCTATTCTTGGTTCAGTTTTGTTTGAAAACAGTAACTTCTTGATTCCTGTAATCGCAGGAATGGGAGCAGTTGCCTTGAATTATGTTCTTGATGCGATAGGAACTAGCAGTGGATCAGAAATTTTATCATATATTGGTGGAATTCTTAGCGCAATACGCTCCTTCTTTGTTAGCGCTTTTTACTATGGACCTGATATGCAAGCACTAAAGTAATTACACCAAAAAATAAAGACAAGGTAAATTAATGGCGTCACCTGGAACACTACCTGCAGTTTGTGACATTCCTTTACCAGGAGGCTTACAAACATCTAGTTCTCCATCTGTCATAGTGTTTACTACGACAATTGGATTCTATTACTTGAATGGATTATGGAACAGTGGTTCTTCTGCGGCCAGTAAATCGTGGATTACTGCTATCATGTTTATTATTTTCGTATCTATCCAAGTATGGGTTATTTATTACCAAGCAGTTCATTTCAACAAATGTCCTCCAACAATATGGTTAGGAATATTGTTCGCATTGGTATTTGGAGCAGTATTTGGAACTGTTTCTTACTGGGTATCTGTAGCAGTAAACCAAAATTCTTTAACCCTTAACCAAGGATTCAGAAATTACAAGGAAAAATTCACTGACCAATCTGCTTTTAATAGCATAGCATCTCCAGGTGGATCTACTTCTAATTTAGCATCTGCTGTAACATCATTAGGAACAGCAGCAGGAACTCTTTCAAGTGCTACAAATGCAAAAAATACTGCAGGAGTGACTGGTCAATGTTTACAAAAAACCGCTAATTCTGATGAATATATTTGTGATGTTTATAAGAACGGTCAATTAGTTAGTCAAACAATTACTGAATAGATTTCATAGCATTACTAATAATTTTATAATAATTTGCGACATTCGTTCCAGATTGCTTTTCAACTTTTAATAAATTTCCTTCTTTGTCTTTTGAAACAACGGCCAAAGTAGGAACCATTGTTACACCAAATTTTTGTGTAAACCCGTCTTTATCGTCGTGAGTATTGACAGAAACCCAATTGGTTACTTCAAACTCTTCTTGTAAGTCTTTGAACACTG